CAACGCGGCCTTCGGTGTGTGGGACTGGGACAAGTTGGCCAACGAGTTCGACAGTGACCGCCTGGCGGATTGGGGTGTGGACGTGTGGCTGGACACACCGCCCGAGCAGGATGAGAAGGATAAGGATGAAGAGGACGGGCGCCCTTCCGGTGAGGATGACGGCACCACGGGCAGCGTGACCATCACGTACCCGAAGGAGCGTGAGGAGGAGGTGGCAAGCCTGCTCGGCCTGTCATCCATCGAGAAGAAGAGATACCGTTTGGACGAACTTGCATAAAGAAAGGGGGACGACCATGGAACAGAAGAAGAGAGACACGATGAGGGATTACAAGCGGATGCAAGAGCTGCGCATCGGCATCATCTCCGGGCTCTACAAGCGCGGGTACAGCTATGCCGCCCTGCGTGAGGAGGTGATGGCCCGGCTCGACCTGCCCACCTACTCGCTGCGCACGGTGAAGAAGGACGTGGACCGCATGCTGGCCGAATGGCGCAAGACACGCATCGAGAACACGGACTATGCCGTGCAGCTGGAGCTGGAACGCATCGACGACATCATCAAGGAGGCTTGGGAGGCATGGGAAAAGTCGAAGCAGGACGGCGAGCGCGTCCGCACCACCCGAAGCGGAAGGCGAAGCAAGGGAGGTGACGGGATAGAGACAACGAACGTCACGCAGCAGCGCGAGGAGTACTGCGGCCATGGCGACACCCGGTACCTCGATGTGGTGCAGCGCGCCCAGATCGAGCGGCGCAAGCTGCTGGGTCTGTACGCTCCCGAGAAGAAGGAAGTGAGCGGCGAGTTCTCGTTCGAGAGCGCGCTGATGCAAACAGGACTGGCGGATACGGATGAAGAGCGGGAAGGCTGACATACAGAGACTGGCCAAGACGTTCTTCGCCAAGTGCAGGAATGACTGGAACTACTTCATCAAGGAAGTGTTCGGCGTGCAGCTCGATGCGGAGCAGCGCGCCATCGTCAGCGCCGTGCAGCATGGCAAGTTCGTGTCTGTACGCTCAGGCACGGCCCGAGGCAAGGACTTCGTGGCGGCCTGCTGCGCCGTGTGCTGGCTCTACCTCAAGCCAAGATGGAACGCCAACGGCGAGCTGGTGGAGAACGCCAAGGTGGCCATGACCGCCCCCACGGACCGCCAGGTGCTGAACATCATGATTCCCGAGGTGAAGAGACTCTTCCAACGTGCCAAGCGCCGTGGGTTCCAGCTGCCGGGGCGCACGACCACCCACGATATCCGTATGAGCAGCGAGGAATGGTTCCTCACGGGCTTCAAGGCAGACGATAACAATCACGAGGCATGGTCAGGATTCCACGCCGTACACACCTTCTTCGTGGTGACGGAGGCTTCCGGTATCTCGGACGACACCTTCGACGCCATCGAGGGCAACCTGCAGTCCGATGCCTGCATCCTGATCGTGTTCAACCCCAACACCACCGTGGGCTATGCAGCCAAGAGTCAGAAGTCGGAGCGATGGCAGCGCTTCTGCCTCAACAGCCTTACGGCGCCCAACGTGGTGGAGAAGCGGAACATCATCCCCGGCCAGGTGGACTACGAATGGGTGAAGGACAAGGTGGAGAACTGGTGCCACCCCATCGCCCGAGAGGACGTGCTGGCGAAAGAGGACGACTTCGAGTTCGAGGGGGCGTGGTACCGCCCGAGTGACCTCTTCCGCAAGAAGGTGCTGGGGCAGTTCCCCAAGGTGGAGGACGGCGCCCTCATCCCCCTGCAGTGGATAGAGAAGGCCCGCGAACGGTGGAAGGACTACCATCTGACCAGCCGTAACGGAGGCCGTCACGGCATTGACGTGGCCGGCATGGGACGGGACAACAGCGTGCGCTGCTCCCGCTACGATGACTACGTGGCCGAGTTCGCCAAGCATAACTCGGGCGGCAAGGCCGACCACATGCGCGTGGCGGGTGACATCATGGCCCTGTCAAAGAGCACCACCGACTCCATGTTCTTCATCGACACCATCGGTGAGGGCGCTGGTGTGTACTCCCGCTGCCTGGAGGTGTGTGACACGGAGAACCTGAAGGCGAAGAAGCGCAACATCTACAGCTGCAAGTTCAGCGAGGCGGCCAAGGACAAGTCCGGAAGGCCGCTGACTGACTTCACGGGGCAGTACACCTTCGCCAACATGCGCGCTTACCTGGCATGGTGTGTGCGTGAATGGCTCGACCCTGACAGCATGTCGAACGCCATGCTGCCTCCCGGCGGCACGTTCGCCGAGGAAGCCACCGAGATACGCTGGAAATTCACCAGCAACGGCTCCATCCTCATCGAGGCGAAGGAAGACATCAAGAAAAGGTTGGGCTACTCGCCCGACGAGTTTGACGCGCTGGCCAACACGTTCTATCCTCGTGCGTTGAGACCTGAGCGCGTGAACAACAGGCCGAATGATTATGACGAGGAAGAAGTTTACTATTAAAACAAGAAAGAGATATGAAGACGATTGATGAAATTTTGAATGGGACAGGCTCTCCGCAGGACGCGGTCCGTGAGCTGATGGTGAAATCCATCGTGGTGAAGCCGTGGTCGGAACTGGAGAAAGAGTACGAACCGAGCAAGCACCCGGTAATGACGGACCCGAGTTACCGTGACGTGATGACAAAGAAGGGCCTGGTAAGGCAGTGCCGCATCACGCTGGGCCTGCAGAAGCTGGCGGTGAAGCGCATGACGGAGCTGGCCTTCGGCATCCCCGTGAAGCGCGTGTACAACGCGAAGAACGACAGTGAGAAGAAGGCGGCCAGAATCATGGAGGCCATCTTCAGCAAGAACAAGACGGACAGCGTGAACATCGACCGAGGCCGCAAGTTCTACGCCTCCTGCGAGTTCGCCACCATCTGGTACACCCAGCAGGCCGACGTGAACTATGCGGGCGAGAAGAGCCTGCTGAAGCTGCGCTGCAAGACCTACTCCCCCATGGACGGGGCGATGATTTATCCGCTCTTTGACGAGTACGATGACCTTGTGGCCCTCTCCGTGCAGTACACCCGTGACGTGAACCACACGGCCGTCAGCTACTTCGAGACCTACACTGACAGCAAGCACATCCGCTGGATCATGCAGGGCAGCCACTGGGAGGAGGAGCTGAACGAGAACATCTTCATCGGCAAGATACCGGGCGTCTACGCCTATCGTCCCGAACCTATCTGGGAGGACGAGAGCAAGAACGTCTTCGAGGCGGAATGGTCGCTCTCACGCAACGGCAACTACCTGCGCAAGAACAGCCGTCCGAACTGGGTGGTGTTCAGTGACGAGCCGATTGACTTCGGTGAGGAGGACCAGAAGGACAGCTCCGCCCGCAACGTGCTGCGCTACCCTGCCGACGCCAAGGCGGGATACCAGACATGGGAGCAGGCCATCGACAGCCTGAAGTTCCACATCAACACCATCCGTCAGAACTTCTTCGTGCAGCTGCAACTGCCCGACATGTCCTTCGAGAGCATGAAGGCCACGCCCATGAGCGGCGAGGCGCGCAAGATGATGTTCATCGACGGCCAGCTGAAGGTGACGGACGAGAGCGGCACCTGGCTGGACGTGTTCTACCGGGAGATCAACGTGGTGAAGGCCTTCATGAAGAAGATGTACCCCTCGCTGGAAGCCGCCATCGAGTCACTCGACGTGGAAGTGGTCATCACACCCTACAACATCAAGGATGACGCCGAGCAGATTCAGAACTTCACCAACGCCACCGGAGGACGCGCCATCATGGCCCGCAAGACCGCCATCAAGAAGTTTGGCGAAGTGGATGACGTGGATGCCGAACTGGCGATGATTGAAGAGGACGAGAACCGTGATTCGATGAGCAACTTCGGCGAGCCCACCATGTAACAACCCACCTGAACTTACCTTACCATGCCCAAAGCAAACGATTTCGACAAGCAGCACCTGTCCAACCTCGCCAAGGCGTCGAGGAATGTGGACGCACTCTACACGAAAGCGGCCAAGAAACTGGCCCGTATAGCCGAGAACACCGGCCATGACGTCAACGAGACCTTCTCCTTCGACGACTACCCCGCCGCCAAGAAGCAGGCCGAGAAGGTGTACCGTGAACTGTACGGCGAGCTGTGCTCCCTCATCAGCGCCGGCGAGGAGGAAGCCTGGAGCCTGAGTTATGACAAGAACTGCTCCTGGGTGGACAAAATCACCCGGAACAGCGGCCTCACGGCGGAGCAGATTGACACCTTCAAGCCAAGGAACATGGAGGCACTGACCGCCTTCCAGGACCGTAAGATAAACGGCATGAAGCTCTCGGAGTATGTGTGGAACATCGTGGACAACGGCAAGCCCGAGTTCGAACTTGCTTTGGACGTGGCATTGGGTGACGGGCGCAGCGCCGCCATGCTGAGCCGTGACATCCGCAAGTTTCTCAAGGAGCCGGAGAAGCTCTTCCGCCGTGTCAGGGACAAGGAAGGCAACCTGCGCCTCTCCGAGCGGGCCAAGAACTACCACCCCGGGCAGGGTGTCTACCGCTCGTCCTACAAGAACGCCATGCGCCTGAGCCGCACCGAGATCAACATGGCATACCATACCGCCGATTACGAGACGTGGAAGGACAACAAGCTGGTGCTGGGCTACGAGATCATCCTTTCAAACAACCACATCCCCGACATCTGCGACGAGCTGGCGGGCAAGTACCCCACCGACTTCAAGTTCGTGGGGTGGCATCCGCAGTGCCGGTGCGTGGCGGTGCCTATCACGCCATCGCAGGAGGACTTCCTGAAGTACGCCAAGAAGAAGCTTGACGGGGAGGATGTGTCGGACTACGAGTTCGAGTCCGTGGAGTTTGACGGTCCCGCCAAGCTGGGAAACTGGGCCGAGGAGAACCGAGAGCGGGCCAAGAACTGGGCCAATATGCCGTACTTCGTCACCGACAACCCGAAGTATGTGCCGCTGATGGAGGACACTGACCTAAAGAATTACTCGCAGGCCATGCAGGAAAACTTCATCGCATTGGAAGCGTCACTCGGTGTCAAGCGTGGTTCCTCCATGACCTTCGAGGAGGCCAACGAGATGAGGGGCAATCCGCACTATGGTGAGAG